TCGTGACCCCGGTCATGAATTTCCGGTTCGAGTCCACCACCACCGCCGGCTCGACCACCGAAAACGCCAAGGTCCTGCAACTCACCAAGTACTCCGGGGTGGGATTCTGGGCGCAATATCCGGGCGGCATCCACGTGATCACCAACACCACCCCGATCGCTATGGGCGCCGGCCTGGTCACCCGCGACGACGACAACGCCACCAAGGCCGCCAAGAAGTGACCGGCTGGCCTGCCGACTCCGACCTGGCCGACCGGCTCGGCCTGGACCCGGCCGACGACGCCGCCCGGGTGACGGCCGCCAACGCCGCCGCCCAGGCTGACGCCGTAGCCATCGCCGGCCTCGACCCCGCCGCCGGGACGGTAGATGACGGCCAGTACGAAGCGGTCCTGCTCCTCGGACAGTGGTGGTACGAAAACCGCAACCGCCCCGAAGGCCTCGACTCCCTCAACCCGGTCGCCTCGCCCTACTACCGGCGGGTCGCTTTGGGGATACTGGTCCGCGGCCAGGTGGCCATCGCCTGATGTCGGTCGCCGCCGCCGTCGCCGAGCTGGTCGACGCCCTCACCGCCGCCGGGCTGCGCGTCGCGGTCCGCGACGGCGACATCACCCCGCCGGTCGTCTACGTCCGTATCGGCACGGTCGGCCAGACCGGCATACCGCTATCCGGCGGGCAGCTCACCTTGTTCTACCTGTATGTGATCCCGGTCCGCGGGGTCGACAACCTGGCCGGCGACGCCGACCTCCTCGACCAGGTGTACGCCGCCCTGGAGCCGATCGCCTGGACCGAGATCACCGCCACCGCCACGTCGCTGACGGTCCGCAACGACACCTGGCCCGGCTACCGCCTCGACGTGTCGGTGGCCGGCCTGTCCACCGCCTCAACCGAATTGGAGACCGCCGATGCCGACCGTCGTTAACAAACTGCTGGGAACCCTGAAGCTGGGCGACATCACCACCGGTATCAACATGGAAGCCCAGGTTTCCGCCGTGGGTGTCCCCCAGACCGTCACCCGCGACGCGGCGGTGACCGTGCTCACCGGCGATGTCGTCCAGGCCTCCGCCACCTATTCGTGGAATCTGGTCGGCACCGTCCTGCTCGACCTGTCCGACGCCACCGGGGTGTACTACTTCGTGAACACCCATCAGGGCCAGCAGCTGCCGTTCGAGTTCTGCCCGATCGGCGCCACCCTCGGCCCGACGATCACCGGCACCTGCATCGTGGACGGCTGGGATTCCGAGGAGCTCAACGCCGGGTCTATGGCCATTTCCAAGTTCACGTGGCCGATACAGGGCCAGACGACCGTCACCCCGCCCGCCTGATGGCAGACAGCTTCACCGTCGAGGCCACCAACGGGCCGGCGTTCACCGCCTGCCTCGACCAGATCGCCCGCGACCTCGCCGACCTGACCCCCGAGCTGGAGGCGACCGTCCGGGTCCTGGTCGGCGCGGCGGCGGCCGCCGCCCCCCACCGCACCGGCCGGCTCGCCAGCTCGCATCGGGTGGTCCCCGCCGGCGCCCGGACCGTCCGCGTCACCGCCGACACCCCCTACGCGGCGGTGATCCACTGGGGGTGGCCCGGCCATGGGATCAGACGCCAGCCGTGGCTGGTGGCCACCTGGCTCAGAGACCGGGCGCCGCTCGACCATCTGGCCCGGGGGTTGCAGTCCGGTATCGACAAGGCGGCCGCCAAAACGTGACCGACCTGGCCGACTACGCCCTGCCCTATGTCGATCTGGTGGTGGTGTTCGCCGACGACGCCGCCAACGGCCACGCCGGCGCCCGGTACGCCACCCACGGCGACCAGCGCGACATCTACCGCGGCCAGGTCGCCGCCGGCATCTCCGACACCGAATCCGACCTGGCGAAACTTCAGATGGTCCGGGCCGCCGCCTGGGCCTACCTGACCCGCACCGGCCAGGTCGAAATGGGATGGCGGGACTTCGACCGCGACGTGGCGTTCATCGTCCCCATGGAGGACCAGACCGCCGCGGACCCTACCGGGACGGCCACGGACTCTTGATCGCCCGCCTGGCCGTCGCCCTCGGCATCGCCCCCTCCGTCCTGTGGGAGCAGGAACCCCGCGACCTGGCCACCCTCGCCGCCGTCCTCACCGAACGGGCCTGACCGATGGCCAAGGCGGCCGTCCTCAACATCGACATCATCGCCACCGCCGAGAAGGCGGTCGGCGCCTTCGACAAGATCAAAGAAAAATCGGGTGCGAGCTTCTCGGCGCTCAAGATCGGAGCCATCGCCGCCGCCGGCGCCGTGATCGCCGGCCTCGGCGAGGCCACCAAGGCCGCCTCCGAACACGAAGTGAACGTGGCCAAGCTGGCCCAGGCCTACCGCGACGCCGGCGTGTCCACCAAGGGCATGGGCGGCGCCCTGGAGGAGATCGAGGCCCGATCGCGGCGTACCGGCCAGTCCACCGAGGACAACATCGCCGCCTACACCAAACTGGTCGCCGCCACCCATTCGAGCGCCAAAGCCCACGAGGAGCTGGCCACTGCCGAGGACCTGGCCGCCTTCAAAGGCATCAGCGTGTCCGACGCCGCCCAGGCCATCACGTCCGCCCAGGCCGGCAACACCCGCGCCCTCAAAGAGATGGGCCTGGCCACCAAAGACGCGGCGGGCCATCAGCTGTCGGCCACCGCCATCATGAACGAGCTGACCCGGGCGGTACACGGCCAGGCCGACGCCGTGGGCAACACCGCCGCGGGCCAGATGGCCCGGTACAAAGAATCGCTCGACCAGACCAAGGTCGCTATCGGCGAGGCCCTGCTCCCGGTGATGAACCAGCTGCTCAAGATTCTGCAGCCGATCTTCGCATGGATGGCCAAGAACGCCGCCATCGTCAAGGTCGTCGCCCTGGTCGCCGGCGGCCTCGCCGCCGTGGTCGTCACCGTCTCGGCGGTGACCAAGGTGTGGGCGGCCGTGCAGGCCGTCCTCAACGTGGTTCTGGACGCCAACCCGATAGGCGCCATCATCCTCGGGATCGCCGCCCTGGCCCTCGGCGTGGTCCTCATCATCAAACACTGGCGGGACTTCCAGGGCATCATCAACGCCGTCTGGTCGGCCCTGAAGGTCGTCGGCGCCTGGATCATGGCCCACTGGAAAATAATCGTCGACATTCTGCTGGGGCCGATCGGGGTGCTGCTCACCAACCTGGGCACGGTGAAACAGATTCTGTTCGACATCGTTCACGCCCTCGAAGATGTCGGCCACGCCGTCTCCAAGGCCCTCGGCTGGCTGGGCAAGCTGCCCAGCTCGGCCGGGGGCATCCTGTCGAAGATCAACCCGTTCGCCCTGCCCGGCCCGGCACCCGGCCCGGCGCCGACGACGATGGTGTTCCAGATCACCGCCACCCCCGGCGCCGACCTGCCCGAGACCGTCTACCAGGCGCTGCGCGACTACCAGCGCCGCCACGTCCGACCCGAGCTGCGCCCCATCTTCGGACGGTAACCCGTGGCTGACACGTGGGGCACCGCCAAGTGGGATACCGGCGAATGGCAGGGCGCCGCCCCACCGTCACAGGACTGGTCGAAGGACTGGCGCTGGTGGTACCAGACCGCCAACACCGTCAACCTCGAACTCAACGGCCTGGTGGTCGAGGCGATCTGGTCGACCGACTCCCACACCCTCGGCGACGGCACCTTCAGGGGCGACCTGCAGCCCGGCACCCTCACCCTGCGCCTATGGGACCCCGGCCACCAGCTTGACAGCCTGGACCGCCACGGCGCCGTCTGGGCGCTCTACAAGCCGACCGGGGTCGCCTGGTGCTGGTTCTACGACAGCCTGACCCGCGGCCTGTACGCCGCCGGCAACCCGCTCGACGCCGACGCCGTGTTCACCGGCACCCCGTGGCCGTCGCGTCTGGTCACCCCCACCAATGACGGCAACTTCCCGGCCCAGTCGGCGTCGGCCCGCCTGGCCGCCCTGGTCAACCGCCTCAACACGTCAGCGAACCGTCTGACCTTGCCGACCATCACCGGCGCGGTGGCCGCCCAGAGCCAGATGGTTCCGGCCACCGTTACGAGCGGAACGATCGGCTACTACCCGGATTATCTGTCCATCGTCCGTGACGCCGCCACCAATGGGGTGGCCTGGTGGACCCCGGTCGCCGGCGCCACCGGCCCCGGCACCCTCACCTTGAACTACGCCCGCTGGGAGACCGCCAACGCCCGCACCCTGGACCGCTCCCAGGTCGTCGCCGGCCCGCCCACGACCGGCCCCATCGCCTATTTCTTCAGCATCTGCGCGTTTGACGGCATCAACGCCGCCGGCGTGCAGACATCGTGGCTGGTCACTTCGGCCAACACCGTCGCCGGCGCCCAGGGGCCGACCCTGCGGGTCTACGGCGACATAACCGTTACCCCGGCCGGCGCGGAGTTCGCCGCTTGCAACCAGACCGCCAACAATCTGTTGGCCGACCGTTCCGACCCGACCGAGAAGGTCCTCACTACCGTCGAGGTCCAATCCGGGCGGCGCACCCACGCCGATGGCAGCCCGGCGACGGTCGACTGGGACCCTTACGCCCACCGCTTCTCGCCGGTCGACGTGGCCGCCCTGGTCGACAACAACGGGACCACCTGCCACTACCGGGTGGCCCGATCCGACCACCGTCTGACCGCCACCCTGTGGACGACCACTCACACCCTCGACAAGTACACCGCCGCCAGCCCCCTACCGTAAGGAACCGCCTGTGACCACCAATGGCAGCGCCCAACCCCGGGCCGCGACCGGCCGGCTGACCGTAAACCCCGGCGACACCATCGTCTCCACCTGGGGAAACACCACCTACGACCAGACGATGGAGGTCTTCGACAGCGCCGCCCAACGCGACGCCCAATGGGCCACCCCCCACGACGGCGCCCTCGCCTACACCCTCGACACCCAGACATCGTGGATGCGCCGAGCCGGCGCCTGGACCGGGTTCGCGTCGCCGCCCCAGCCGCCGGTCACTACCGGCACCACCGTCCAGTCCTTCACCGACGCCGCCGGCGATGTGTGGGTCGCCAAAAACGGGGTGAACGGCGGCGCCTGGAAAAAGGCCCGTGACGTCCTGCACGCCTCCTACCACCGCAGCGCCGCGTTCACCATCCCGACCGGCACGGCTGCCATCCTGATATTCGACACCGTAGAAAACGACGATTACACGCTGCTCAACACCGGCAACGGCATTGTCACCTTTCCCGTCGCCGGTCTATGGAGCGTGGACTGCACCATCGCCGCGTCTCCCGTGGCGGCCACGACCTGGATACAAAACATCCTGACAGCCAGTGCCGGGGTGAGTGTGACAGGCCTGGGGCCGTCGGCGGGTGGCACCACCTGGTACACCGTTCCGGCATTTATCAAGCGTCGACAGCCAGCAGGCGCCACCGTCACCCCGCAGATGCAAACGACACCTAC